AAATCACTAATATTCCAAATAGCATAACCATGTTCAGTTAATTTCTCACCATGATTTTGCTGAATAAGGGAACCAGGATAAACTACTTTACAACCATCTGGGGAAATCATAGTTTGTCTTTTATGAATATCACCTAATAAAGCTAAATCATATCCATCAAACATTTCAGTTGTAAAATGTCTAGAAGAAATATGATAACCTACATCAGTAGTTGCATCTAAAATTGGTCCGTGAAATAATGCAATATTTGTAGTATCTGATGTAATTGGTTCAAACTTCCAATTTTCTTTATCATCAAAAATAGAAAATAAATCAAATCTTACACCCCCATAGGTATAAGATTGAGTATCTCTTAAATAAGTTAAGTTAGGTAAATCTAATGCTTCTACAATTGGACTCAATACATCCAATCTACCAACATTGTTTAAATTACAATCATGGTTTCCAGCAATTAGAATAGTAGGACATAATTCACAACACTTCTTAAGAAAATAATTTATTTCGTTAAGAAGCTCCGGTGACATTTCTAATTTAGCGTGAGCCAAATCTCCAGCTAAATAAATAAGGGAATCTTCAGTTCCCCTCTTTTTAATGTCTTCAAATAATCTATTAAAAACTTCTCTATATTCCTGGTGTCTTTTTAAGTTTCTAATGTGAATGTCTGCAATGTGATAAATTCTTTTTAATTTATTCATTTCTTTTTTATTTTAATGAACTACTATTAAAAGATAATAGTTTTTCTCTTATTAAGCTTTCCCAACTCAAAGTTACGGAATTTTTCTGATATTTCAAAATATTTGAGAAAGAATTTTCACCCGCATCTTTACCATCTAACTTAATGTTTTTAACTGATTTTACATATGATTTAATTTTATCATATAATACTAATGCATCTTCTTGTGCATCATTATCTAAACAAATGTAAACATCTGGTTTAGTATTTTTCAATGCACCCATTAGTGTTTTCTGAACAAACTTACCTAAAAGTGGAATAGCATTACGCTTCAGAGCTATAGCATCAAATACACCTTCACATAAAGTAATAGGTTGCGACCAATCAATTTGATTAGCAAAAACTATAACATCTTTAGATACAGGAGGATTTTTATACTTTTGTTTCTCATCAGGAAATATACTTCTTGCTATAAAATAATTTAATTGATTTCTACTATCATATGATGGAATAATAACTCTACCAGCATATAAACCCTTAGCACAGAATCCAATATTATATCTAATAATATGTTTTTTAGTTATGCCTCTTTCTTTAAGATATTTTATAGCATGCCCTTCAATTGGATTCTTTTTATCTATTTTCAGTTCTAATGCTGACTTAAATTCTGTTGGTAATAATAATTGTGATGTGTTTTCAGCTTCTTGTTCTTCCTCTTCTTGCCAAAGTTTATCTAATAATTCCTTAAGAGTTCCTGTCCAATCATCTTTCAATTTACGACGGGTTTCTTCACTAATACCACATTTAGACAATAAATCATTTAGGTCTAAATCACTCATTCCAATCTTCTTACCTAAATAAATAAGATTACCGCCGGCATTACAAGTCCAACAATGAAACTTATGTGTTTTATCGTTTATTTGTAATTTTGGTTTGTGATGATGACAGAAAGGACAATGATATGCATACTCATTTTTCTTAAGAGCTTTGCTTGGTCCTATGTATTTATCAAAAAGTTGTATTATCTCCATATATCAAATATACGGAAATTAGTCGAAATTACCAAATTATTCGGTAAACCATTCATCTGGTATTACCTTATCGGAATACTTAAACCCATTTTTATCACACCAATCTGCATAGGTAGTTTTAGAATTTTTGTTAATTTTATTCTTTGAATTGGTAAATACAAAACGAATATCTAATTGAGGGTTTTGTTCTTTAACTAATAAATGTTTCTTTCTATCAGCTATTACAAATCTACCTTTCGTTTCTATCCTGATACCATTAGGTAACTTAAAATCAGGATGATAAGTATGAGGTGAAGCAGGTATGATATAACTAACTTTTTCGGTTTCATATTCTACTTTAATTCCTTTACTCTCTATTTGTTGGGAAACTGAATCTTCTAAACCACTTTTAAAACCATTCTTTTTTGCTACCCAACCACTACTTTTTGTAACTTTTTTCTTTGCCATTATTATTGTCTAGGAGTAACGTCTTCGTAAGTTTTCTTTGGAGTATATGGTGCAGTTGAATTACCATTTAAATCCTTTTTATCTAAAGTAGTTGCAGTTAAATCGAATTGTGAAGGATTACCTTGTTGTTCATTAGGTATAAATCCAGATGTTTTAGCATTATTACCAATTTTATCTGCTATTCCACTTTTATTGTATGTATCTATTATTGCCATTGTATTTTGTTTAATATAAATATAATTATTTATTTTATTTCGTAATCTTCTCTTTTAAAATAAAGTGTTTCAATATCAATATTAGTATTATAATGATATATTTGATATGGATTTGGATTATCACCTAATTGCCAAAATCTATTTTCTACATCAGTTCTAACATCTCTCTTACCTATTGTAGTATTAATTGTTTTTGCATATTTACCAGTAACTACCCAAAAATTACCCATCATATGAAAATGTCCAGGTCTTTTTTGTTGTTCCCAATCATACATAAATTTAGTAACACCATAGATATTATGTTCGGTGTTATTAAGAATTTTTATTACATCATCTATTCTTTCTAATAAAAAATAGTTCATAAGTTGTCTCCATGAAACCATTCTTTTATATTTTTCGGTATCGTTTATATGTGTTATACCTTTAGTATGAAAATACATTATTATATCATCATCATTATATGTAACTTTATCACCTTCTAGTAAATCTAAAGTAACCCATTCAGAATGACAATCTTTAATATCCCTAACTATACATTTTTTTGTTTTTAAATATTCTAAAACATCATTTAATGAATTTTTATGATTACTAGTACAAATACCGATATTTAATTGATATTCAAAATTAAAATATTTTTCTATTAAGTAAAAATGTTCATTTAAAATATCTATCACACCTGGGGTTGCAAATATGTGATAATAAATTATAAACATATATTAAGTATCAAATCTTACTAAAAAGTTTACAGGTAAGTCTGGCATTGATTTAACAGGCTTAGCTAATTTAGCAACTGCTACCATATCCATATTATCATCATATAACCCAATTGTAGTTATATAAGGTGCTAAATATGAACCAGTAGTATCTACCGATGAACTATACATATAATCATCAAATCCTGCTAAACTAATACCATCTGATCCTATTATTGGATTATTTATAGTGGTTCTCTCAAAATATGAACCAGTTACTAATCCTATTGCTGTTTTGTTAGTAGATATATTAAACTCATCTTCTTCTACTACCAATAATATTTCATTTTCATAAATGGTATTAGTCGATTTATATTCTAAATGGTAATCATTAAAATATCCTAAATTATTTCCTAATACATCATGTGTAATTATAATTAATCCATGTGAATAAATAACATTACCTACTATTCTCTTACTAATATTTGGATTTCCTTCTATTACACCAACAAAACTAATTGAATCACCATTTATATTTGCCGAAAAGTTTGTAAAAGAATTTAGTTGTCCTACTATTGAAATAATACCATTGTTCATATTAATTTCGGTAAAGGATAACGTATTTTGATTTCCAATTGAATCTACAAATGTAAAAGTTCCATCTTGAACATTTAATGAAATTAATATAAATTCATTGGTATCTGAAATTAAATTACCATATGAATCATCCATAGAATAATCACCGGTAACATTACTATTTAAAATAACACTACCAGGTTTTATTCCTTCTCCATACATTTTTTGTGGTATAGGTAAAACATACGCTGAACCACTTAAATATCTTTGTGAAGTTGTAGTATTATAAGATTCAGAAATTGGCAATATATCACCATACGATGTGAACGGATTATGTGGATCCCTATAATACATTGTGTATAATTGGTGATATAATCCTTGCTCAGTTAATTCTATTGGTGATAATGAATCCGTACTACCCGTATGATTAAATACCAAAGAAGCAGTAACATCATTTTCAGTAAGAGTAAATGTTTTATAAACCTTAAATGGTCTATAATTAATATCGGATTTAGGAATTTGTTTTAACATAATCTAATATAAATATTCCAATAAACAAAAACCCAACTTTTTAAGGTTGGGTTTTTGTTTTATATAAGATTGAATATCTTAGAAATCTAATTTAACTTTCAATAATAATTCTTTACTGAATGATTTAGCTATTGGTTGAGATGTTTTAGCTACTGCAATCATTTCATTTGCATCGTTAAATAAACCAATTGTTGTAATATAAGATAAAGGATCTGTTGTGAATGTTGGTTGAGTAAATGAACCAGTAGCATCAGTATAAGTAGGGTTATTAGAAAAATTAAATTCTCTGTTATTAACTCTTACAAAATAGTGTGCAGTTGATAAATTTTCAATTCTTCTTGCTTCAAAATTACCACCCTTTTGAATTGCACTTAAGAATTTAAGTTGAGTATAATCGTATGTTGAAGTTTGTGATGAACCACTTAATTCAGAACCAACTGTTGATGCCAATGCATCTGGACTAAATATTAAAATACCAAAATCAGGATAGAACTTACCATAACCAACACCATTTGATGCGGTATGTGTTGATATAGTTGCGTTTTGATTTGTTCCTAAATTTAATGAACCACTTACAATGTTATAAACAGTTAAACCAGCTGTGTTAGATTCGAATTTATTATTACTATCATCTATGAATGTAAATAAACCATTAGAACCACTCAAACTAATACTCCAATTACCGGCATCTACTCTTTCTCTATAATTTGCTCTACTTAAGTTAATTGCGTAAAAGTCATCTGAAGCAAATGCATCTGGAGTACTTCCACTATAAAAAGTAAAGAAATTATCAGCACTATCAGTTAATAAAGCTCTATATTGGAAATAAGTAGCTTTAGTTGCTAATGTTGAATTTTGATCGATTGCAGTTGTTGGAACACCCGCACCACTTATTTCACCATATGTTACCGCAAATTCAACAGGTGATGAACCAGTTAAATTTGAAGCATATACATTGTAATAATAAGGAGAAGTTGTAGAACCACTTGCACCTGCAATAGTTGTAGTTGAACTTGTATAAAAAGTATATAAACTTCCACTACCATTACTCCACAAACCAGTTGTTACTACTTCATTTTTAGCAGGAACTACATCTGTTGTATTAAATTGTTTATATACTGAATTTGTAGTTACATTAGTTTCCATCACTAATTTCTCACCTGTTGTAAGATAATTATTAATGATAGCTGCTAACTGAGTTGTATCTAATGTTCCATTAGCATTTTGCTTTTGTTGATTAAGATATGTTGCTAAATCATTGGTAAGTTGTGTACCAGTATTTGAACCTAAAGTTGCCATATTCGTTTATTTATTTTATGCAGCTACATAAGTAACAGTAACAGGAATAGTAATACTACCACCAGTTTCGTTACCAAATATAGTCAATGTTGTTGTTATTGTTGAAGTTAATGAACTATTAGGAATGAATGTAAATGTCATACCCTTAACTACTTCTGCTGTTGCAGTTACACTATTTGTAAATGTAGTTGAAGTTGTTGTTACATTTGCTAAACCAGCACCTACGATTGTACCTGCATTCTTATTACCTAAAACTGCGGTATAACCACCATTCAAATTACCTGCTGGTGAAGTTGAAGGTGTAATAGGAAATTGACCACCAGTTGTTTTAGCTGCAATAGTTTGAACATTAATAGAAACAACAGGTATCTTAACAGTACCACTAGGAAGTGTTACTAATTTATATTTTAATGCTTGAGTTTCATCTGGACTAGCTTCCAAAATTGGAGTTGCTAAAATAGCTGCATCATAATATGCTGAACCCTTTGGATGTGCTGGATCGTATAAATTATAATCAATTTCATCATCACCTAATGCCCATTGTGAGATGTTTAATGGTTGACCAGCTGCTAATTTTTCTCTACCTTTTTTTGTAAGGATAGCATCTACTGTAATCGTTGTGTTATCTAAATATGCCATAGTTTGTTTATTATTCTTTTATAAATATATAAAATATTTTTTCTTTACATTATTTTTAATCTACTTCTAATATAGGTTCATTGTTACTTCTACCCTGTGCCGTAACTCTTAATTTAGTTGGATTAGTTACAAATGTTTCTACCGGCGATTTTCCATCTATCGTAGTATCACTTGTTTGTTTAGAACCTCTAAAGAATAAATTTTGAATACCAGTGTGTTTCTCTCCTTTATAAATATAATGAGATGGTAAATAACCACTTGCAGTAACTATACTTACAATATTAGGATCTCCCGCTAAACTACCACTTGATATTCCAATATCCTGTATTAATAATTCTTCAGTATAAGAAGATGTATAAATATTTGCTTCACTACCACTAACACCATTTTGATTTAATTTAGTAATTACACCATTTCTTTTTGTTACTAAAAATGCTCTAACACCCTTTGATTTAAATATACCATTTTCTTCATATGTGTATTTACCATAACCATTATCAAACATAGTATTAAATCCATAATCAATATAGTTTTGGTCCATACCTACAACTTGTCCAGCATTCATTAAGTCGAATTCAGTTTGTATAGAACTACTTATTCTTTTATAATTTATAACTCCATAATGTGAATCAACCTCACCTGCTGCCAATGTAGTTTCAATAGTATTAATTTCTGCTTTATAACTTAAATTTGTTGCGTTAAAAATGTAAGTTTCAGTTGCATCTATAATAGCTGGTAAATCTTCATTAACTATGGATATATTAGATAAACTATCTTCTAAATTTAATTCACTATTTAATACTTCATATGAACCATCTAAAATACTAAATTGAGTATCAGTTATAACTCCTTCTAAGATTTCTGCTTCTGCTTTAGGTCTATTTACATTTATTTTATTTCTTTCCAATAAATGAGGTGCTATTAAAAGACCGGTAGTTACATTTGCTCTAGCTGGTAACATTTCTTTTAAATTAACAAATAAAGATTTATCGTAAAATTTAACTAAACGAATAAACTCATATATGTTTCTTTCACCTACTCTTTCAAAATAATAATTTCTTAAAGTATCTAATTCAGGATAATTTGTATATCCATATTCATATTGAGGGTCACCAATATAATCATCAAACGATTCACCACCTAAAGATTTTGCAATATCTAAATCTAAATCTTTATTAGGAGAGAATAATAACCCTACTCTATTAGAATCTTTTGTAGATGTTTCAAATGCCTTTTTAGTTGCTCTTTGAGTTGGTGATAAATTGGATATTAATTCTTGTGATTCTAATCTTACTTTATTAGTATAATATCTACTTGCACCACTATTAGGAATTATCAATGATAACTCTCTTTCTACTGGTTCATAATTATATGGATAAGTTGCTGATATACCAAATTGATCTGTTGTAATAGAATCAATATATCCTAAATTTGGAGCTACATTATTTATTGAACCCGTTAAAGATAAATCTTGTGCTCTTTCAAAATCTAATCTTAATAATAAATCTTCAGTTGAACTATAAATTGTGTTACCATTTATAGCTTCAGGCATTATAACGTGATTATCAAATACACTTTCACTTAATGGTGTTTGCCATAATCTAAATTCCTCTAATGAACCACTAAATCCAACAAATTCAATCTGTGTAGTTGATTCATATAAACTTCCATCGATTGTTGCACTCCATTGTCCACTTTGTATGATTCTATCTTTATCATTTGTTTTTGCATAAAGTGTAATTGTATCACCTACTTTATTTACCAAAATACTATGATAATTTCCATCATAAAAAGGATATGGTTCACCTACAACTTGTGTATGATTAATTGTAAAATTACCAAACTTATTTGAACCATGTCCATTTACAACAATACCTAATTGAAAATCATTAGAATTTATAAATCCATAATTATCAAATTCAGCAGGCTTAACTTTAAATTCAATTGCCTGTGGTTTTGGTGTTCCATTGAATGGTATTATTAAATTTGCATTTTTATTATCAAATACTAAATTATAAGTTAAACTATCGTATATAAATTTAGGAGTATCTACTACGGTATCGATTGTAGGTCCACCAAATTCCATTATAGAAAGATTTGATGAAGCTATACCATAACAAGTCAATAATGCATTAATACCTCTAACACTACCTCTATGTTTTAATAGATATGGTAAGTTATTTGCAATTCTTCTCCAAACTTGATTAGTAGCTTGTTCTGGTGTAATTTGTATTGTATTATCACCTAAATATTCATCTGATGTATATGTGTTATTTAAACCTGCATCGTTCAATCCAAATACATAGTTCCAAAGTTGTTTATTAGAATTAAGATTTTTAGCATCCCAACCAAATGATTCCAAATATTGATATAAAAATTTATCTTCTATACCAGATTTATTAGTTTCTGCAATTTTCTTTTGATCGCTTATACCATTTATGTAAGACCATATAATATCAAAATAGTTTCCTATCATATCTAAGAACAATAAGAAATCTAAATTTCCACTATCTTCTATAATATGATTTGGAATATTTGATTTTAATGAATTTACATTTTCCTTATCGTATATAGTTGCATTACTTAAATATGTGTTATATTCATTTAATAATAAATCATTTGTTGAAATAGAACCAGTAAATACATTGTTTTGTAAATATTTTTCCCAATTATCAAAACCATTAATTAATGTATTTTTATTATTTTCATAATTTATAATATCTAATTGAACAGTTGGTAAAACACTAGCAGATGGTAACAATACTTCTATTTTATTATCATAAAAGTCTATTAAATCTTTTTTATATTTAAAATTAGCTAATCTTTCAACTGCACTACTATATTTTACAAAATTAGAAAAATCTGTATAATCTATATTAATTCCTTCGATATCTATAAAGTTTTGAACTAAATATGTATCTACTATTTGTTGAGAACTTTGTGAACCACTTAATATTAATCCATCATATGATTGAAAACCGGTAGATTGACCTTTTACAAAATCAACTTCAATATTAAAATTAGCGGGTCTTAATGGTATAGTATTATCAGTAAGTGTTCCAGATACAATTACTGATTGAAGTATTGGTAAAGAAACAAGTTCAGATACCCATAATACATCATTTTTGTTAATATTAGTAGGTAATGGTTCGTATAATTTTAATACAATACTTTTATTTATTTCTCCATCTGGAACTTTATTACCTAATTCATCATTCTTAAATTTAGTAAAAGTTGTATTATCAGTATCCCAATTTGAAATTATAATTTGTTTATCATCAATATCAAATGATGCTAAATGATTTAAATAATTTGGTTTATTTAAATTAAATTTTAATTGAGATGCAATTGCATTAAATAATTCATCTTTTAAATTTTGTGTAGAAACATAAAATCCAGGATCATCAAATAAAATACTAATTCTTTCAATTTCCCCCTTTATATTTCCATTATATGGAACTAATAATAAATCTAATTTTGCATTTGTATTAAATGCCTTTATAGAATTATAATTAAGTTGAATACTATCTTTTGAATTAAAATTACCAAATAAATTAGAGTTATCCTCAGTTGAATGATAAATAAATACGTTTGTAGCTAAATTACTTTCAAATGATATTGTAAAATTAGTATCACCAAAACTATAAACAGGTATTACTACATTTGTTGGATAATCTATTTTATCAATAATAGGTGTATCTAATACTTTATTAATTGTTACTATAATTGATTGTGTAACACCATCACCATATAATTCTGAATATGGAGTAAGTAATATTTTAAATTGACCTTCGTTATTTTGAAAATCGTTTTGTAAATCTAATTCTGCGTTTCTACTTACCGCCTGAGTAAATGTTCTATATGGTGTTGTTATTTTAATACCATCTAATTTACTTGCATTATATGGAATTGAAATTAATTTAGAACTTTTATTTGTAAATACACTTTCTGCTATATTATAGCTAATATCGTTTACACCTAATGTTAGTGTAGGATAATTAGATGTATTTGGTGTTACTTCAATTAATAAAATAATATTAGAATTAAAATCAGAACTTCTTAATAATCCAGAATTATCCGATGTTAATATATTAAAATCATTAATATCAAATGTACTATTACTATTAAATTTACTAGAATATTGCCATCTAATATTACTTAAATCAAATGATGATAAACCACTAATTGAAATAGATAAATCTGATGAAGTATTATTTACATTGGTTATATCAACCGAATCACCTATTCTTATTGTTTTAGGTGATACTAAGTCAATAGAATTTATTGTTACCTCTAATTCACTATTTAATTGAGTATTATTGTAGTTTGTAACTAAATAAACATTTTGTATTCTTGTAAATGTTTTTACTGTTGGTGTTTGAGTTAAATCAAAACCCAAATCAATAGTTTGTGGTAAAACATAATCAGATGTTGCTTGTGTAGAACCATAGCCATTATATGTAATTAAAGTAATACCAGGAACTTTTGTTGGCTCATATACACCATCAATTAGTATAGTATCATTTACTAATGTCTTTTTTAATTCAAAATAATTTTTTAATGTAAACCCATCATTTACTATTGGTTTAATTACTAAACTATCATTAATTGTATTTGAATCAATTAATAATACTGAACCTTCATTATAAGATTGACCTTGTACATTAAAAGTCATTTGATTCTTATATGTTCCTATATTATCTAAAAATAATTTTATATCTGCACCAGTTGGTGTAGGTGGCGGAACAATTTGTGTATTTGTATTAATTTGTGAACTATCTCCACTTGTTATACTACCCCCATTATTTCCATAACTACTATTAAGGACATCTAATGAAGTGAATGGTGTGTATGTAGCACCATCCATATTTTGGGAATATAAATTACTTAAATAGTCTAACATTACTTATAAATATCCTTATTTAAAATAGTTTGTATTAAAATCAATATAATTAGATAATCCAGTATACATTGAATATGTTCCATTTGAATACGAACCTCCACCACCTCCACTATATATTGGAGTAGTTGTTTCTACTGGCAATGGATCTGCAATAGGAGTAGGTACTATCACATCTTCTTTTATTGTTGTAATAGGTGTTGTATCAATTGTAACTGGTGTTTTATTTACTATACCTAATTTATCGTTTTGTGTTAGATTACTTTTTGTTGTATAAGTTGTATCTAATAATGATTGTAATAATTGTGAATCAGTTTTTGATTGTGTATAATCTTTTACAATTTGTGGAATATCATATTGTGCAATAAATGATGAATTATATTCAATCGATTCATGTAATCTATTTTGTAATATTGATATTATATCATTTGTTTTATAAAATTCATCTATATTAAATGGTGTATTTGTTTTATTACCATAATTAGCTGAATTAATATTAAATTCTTTACCATTTAATTGATAGTAAACTGAATTTTTAAAATCACTAAATACTTTTGTTTTAAATGAAGTATAAGATAGATGATTAAATTTATAATCAGCTATAACTTTATCTAACCACACTTTACCATGAGTTGAAATAAAATATTTATCAATTAAATCACTAATTTGTAATTCAATTGAATCTATTGTATTTTCTATATTAGTAATAACTTCTCTTAATTCATTTGCTTTATCTAAAAAAGAATTGTATCTATTTGTAATTTTTTGATTCAAAATTTCATCATTTCCCAATAAAGGCATTATTCTAATTTCAGTTCTACTAGGTGAAACTTCATGTATCCATACTCTTTGTTTCTTATCCTCATTTCCTAAATAATTTTTTAAAAAATTAAATGAAACTTTAAATTGTCCATTACCATAACCTGCTTCATAAATTAATTTTTCAACATCAATATTATAAATCAATTCTTGTGTAATAGGGTCAGTTGTACTTAATAGATATTTTGATAAATTATCTTTATGAATATATCTTACATTATTACCACCTGTTTGTTGTAATAAGTTGTTCGAAATATCATATATTCTAAATTCAATAACATCATTATTAGACATTCCAAAATCAGTGATATTTTTCGCGCCTGTTTTGAATATCGTTAAATCTTTAGATGCAATTAATTGTGCTGTTGAATCTAAATTAAGATTAATATTTTCAATATTTTGGAAATCGTTTATTGCCATAATTAGTTATGATTATATATTCTCATTACAAAATCTTTGTTTTCAATTTTACCATTAGGGTCTATATCTGTAGCTGTTATAGTCATAGTATAATTTAATTGTGTTGGAGATGAATGTGAAAACAATCCACCACCATTTTGACCAGGTAATTGATTTAAGTATGCAGATGGAGAATCCATTTGAAATCTTTGAGTTTGATTTGCTTTTAATTGAACTGGTAAAGATACTCCTAAATTCCAAGGAGATTGTAATACATCACCTTTAAATGATATATTAACAGATATATCTTTAGGTCCAGCTACTACATCGAAATATGTTTGATATGTGCTAGCAAATGGATTACCACTTGCTGCAAATTGACCTGCCTTTGCATTACTTCCATATCCACCACCATAATCCTGAGATATCATTACACCTTGTTGAATTAACTTAGTAGGATCTCCATTTGAAAAAACTATTGTGGATAATTCACCAGTAGAAACACCACCCGCAGCTACTGCTTGTTGTTTAGCACTTAATTGTTGTTGTGCTACTTGTATTGTTGCATTTGCTTGTGCTAATAAATTGTTTAAAGTATCAATCTGTTTAATTAAAGCATTCTTTTGAGCCGTTAAGCCCGCATTCTCTGCTTCTAATGCAGTTCTTTCAGTTGCTTCATTAATTGCTTTAGTTAAAGATGTAGTTAAGTTAGTTCTTAATTCTAATGTTGTTTGTTGAACCGAATCTATTGTATTTTGTAACTTAGCTGCGGCAACTCTTAAAGAATCATTATCAGTATATAAAGAACTACTATCTGCTAATAATGATTGAACTCTAGATTTTAATGCATCGTTATCTGTTGTTAAAATATTTACTTGCAATTGTAAATCTGCACTATGTGATACTTCTGCATCATATACAGGTTTTGGAACTAAATCTAAACTTGCAGTTGGTAATCCTGTAATTAATTCAGTAACTTTAATATCAATAGCATTTGCTAATTGAGTTGCATCATATTGGTCAATATACAACTTAGCAGACATTGTTGATTCTGAATTTAAATCACTAAAATTAATGTATGATGTTTCTATTGCCATTATTCGTAAATATCAAATGAACCTATTTCAAAAATCTCTTCGTTATCAACATCTATTGTTTTTACCAATAATGTGTAGTTTCTACCAATAGGCCAGTTGGTTAAGTTTAATTTTACCAAATTATTAAATTCACCTTGTATTACTCTACTTGCATCAGAATAAGGAATTATAGTTTCTTTTGTTACGGTATCTATAATTGAATAATATGATGTTGTAGGTAAATAATATTTTACCTGATATGCAAAAGTAGAATTAAATTGTTTTACCGGATACAATTCTCTAGCATCCACTTTTATAGTTACCTTTTGTCCTTCATTATAAGATGTTTTAATATTTGGAGAATACACTCTATATTGAACATCATATGAACTACTATTAATATAATCTGTAATATCCACTAAACTTCCACTAATACTATCATCTTCTAAATAAGTAATTACTAATTTAGGTTGATATATTGTATTGGTTTCTTTTGAAAATATTTTAATACTACCATAATCTACGGTATCTTGTTCATTTGCCGTTGGAAACTTTAATATAATTCCATTATTAACTAATTCATTATCTGCCCATCTTTCAAAGAATTGAGTAACATCTAAATTAATATCATCTAATCTATAATTAAATGATTGTGTTGCTATCGAACTTGTATACCAACTACCTCCCCAACCACTACTATCACCTGTTACA